CCTCGGTGATGATCGCGGGCCGGCACTGCGACGTGTACTCGCCGCCCGGGGTGCCGTAGGAGACGTAGTGGACGATCCGCCCCACACTCGGCGTCTGCGCGCTCATGCGGCCATCACCGGCTGGACGACGTCGCCGCCCTGCTTGAGGAGCTTGTCCAGGTCGGACCAGGAGAGCCACGCGTGGCCGTTGTCACCCCAGTTCGTGCCCCACGAGTTGCGGATCTTCACTCGCTTGTTCTTCACGTCGTTGGCGACGATGCACACCTGGTGGCCGCCGGCCAGCCCCGACGACTCGTCGACGTGGATCACGCTGTTGGCGTCCGGAGTGAACTGCGAGTTGTACCAGGGGACTCCGGCTGAGATCGGGCCGCCGTTGAGGAGCCGCAGCGCGGTCGCCAGCGCGGTGGTGTGCCGGAAGGAGTGGATGAGGCCCTTCTTCTCCAGGGCCTGCATCGACCACGGGCCCGAGGAGCCGGTGTCGTCCGGCGGGTACTCGCCCGGGATCTGCGAGTCGTCGAGCTTGGTCTCCAGCTCGTACAGGGCGACGGCGTCGTCCTCGGTGTAGGCGATGCCCTCGTGCCCGAACGGGGCGGTCACCAGGCAGCCGTAGGCGGCGTTCGCGGTGCACGAGCCGAGCTGCCCCTGATCGAAGACCGGGAGGAACTCCTCGTGTTCGACGTCGCGGATCGGGGCGGTCTCGTCGACGACCGCAGCGAGGTGGGCAGGCAGGGCGTCGTGGACCTGGTGCCGACCCAGCCGGTACGGGTTGTCGGGGTTTTCGGTGAAACGGCGGAACTTCGGCATGGGGTGCCCCTTACTTGACGATCTCGGAGGTGTTGACGGTGGTGTCGAAGCCCTGCTGCATCCACTGGACCTGGACTTGGACGGACAGGCCGGCGGGGACGAATGCCTCCAGCGCGGTCTTGAATGCCGTGATCTTGGTGGTGAGGTCGTCGTCGGACCAGGTCGACATCTGGTCCTGCGTGAGGACCAGCGGGATGCTGATCCCCATGTCCGTCGCGCCGACCGTCACCGTGCACTGGGTGACTCCGACGGGGATGGTGGGCACTGTCAGCGCCATAGCGGGCTCCTCATCAGCTGATTGCGGTGGCGGACGGGTAGTCGGCGGCGGCGCCGATGTCCTCGACCATCAGGTAGAAGGGGGACGTGGCGGACGCGACTGCGCCGACGGTGGCCGCAGTGCCGGACCAGCGTTGGATCGTCGCGACGAGCACCGTGGAGATGTCGGCACCGGTCGAGTTCGATGCGACGTTGGTGTAGGTCACGCGGCCGTTGTTCCCCGAGCGGGGGAACGCGGCACCCTGGGTGTCGAACACGGCGGTGCCGGTGGTGTTGGTGCGCTTCACGAACAGGCGCGCGGTGTCGGGCTGCGTGCCGGTGATCAGCCCGGACAGGGTGATCTGGTAGGCGCGCCCGGACCGGAGCGTCATGGTGCTGGACGTGAGGAAAATCGTCTCGCCGGTGACCCCGGTGGTGTTGCTGGTGGTCGCCGCGTAGCCGCCCGGAATGGTGTGCCTCATGTTGTCCAGCAGCACCTGGGTGGTCAGCCGCTGACCGGCGTAGATCGTCATGGCTGCCTCCTACAGGGCCACATAGGTCGGGTCGGCCAGCCGCACATCCGCGCCAGCGGCCTGGTCCTTCGTGATGCCGTTGACGGAGCGCACCACCGTCATCAGCTGCGGGCTCGACGTGTACGAGGCGACGGGGATCAGCCGGGCCGCATCCACGTACACCAACAGCCCCGACGTCGGGGTGCCCGCACAAGTCGGCACCGGCCCGGCCTTCGCCGCGCCCGCCGGGGCGGTATACGTCTGGTCCAGCACCGTCCACGCGCCCGTGGCGACGGTCTGGTTGACGCCGGAGGTGTCCAGGTACGTGCCGCTTGAGTCGTACCAGTTGACGGAGGCGCTGATCCCCGACGCCATCGCCGAGGTCGGCCGTACCCACGCCACGGCCCGGTACTGCTGGCCGGCCGTGACCGGAACCATGGCGGTGGTTTCCATGCGTGGCAGTGCGGCACCGGTGGTGGTGAGCAGCGCCGCCCCGTCCCCTTCGCGGCCTCCGCTGGCGGTCCAGGACAGGGTGGCGCCCCCGCCCGCCGTCCAGCCCGCGGTGCCGGCGGTGAACTCGCTGTTGGCGTTGAGGACCTGGCCGGTCTGGACGAGGGTCACGCGCTCGCCGCCGACGTTCAGGTCGACGGGCAGGTCGGCCGGGTTGCTCGTCCATATGGCCCCTGCGGTGGTGGCCACCGACAGCTGTGTGGCTGTGCTGGTCGCCGCGGCGGCGAGCTGCGAGCCGGCCGTGTCGGCGCGGCAGTACACCTCGTCCTCCCACACGCCGACCTTGTACGGGCCATACGGCAGGCAGGCGAACGTGATACGCCACGTGTACTGGGCGATGGTCTCCTCGTAGCCGAGGACGAGCAGGTCGATCGGCTCCGGCGGCAGCCACGTCGGTAGCGGTGGGGTGATGCGGATCCGGGAGCCGGTGTCGATCCGCGACACGGCCTCGATGAGTGACGGGTCTTTGGCCACCTCGATCGTCACCGATGGGAAGCGGGCCTCGTCCCACGTGCCGAGGTGCACGCGCCACGCCGCGTGCTGGATCGCGTCGTCGTCGACCTGCACGTTGAGGGTGGCCGTGTCCTGGTAGGTGCCGACGAGCGCCGGGGTGAGCATCCCGTCCGTGGCCGTGTACGTGGCGCTGCTCCCGCCGCTGCGGGTGACCGTGCTCGTGTTGCGGAGCTGCTGGTCGTCGTCGACCGGGGTGAGCGGCGTCAGCAGCGGCTGCGGATCCTGGTAGTACGGCAGGTCCAGCGCGGACGGCTGGTTGTAGAGGGTTCGCAGCGCCCGGTACCGAAGTCCGACGAACTCGCGCGCTTCGTACAGCAGGCCCTCGTCGGCGAGGACTGCGTCCTGGATCACCCCGAGCGCCGTGTCCATCGGCTCCGGGCCGAGGGTCTGTGACTCGGCCTCGATCCCGATCACGCTTACCTGGATTCCGGCATCGGACGCTGTCCGGTAGACCCGGTCTGGGGCGTCGATCCCGGGCGTACCCTGCGCGGCCACCATGTCGGGTAGGGCAGTGGGCCCTCCGACCATGAGGTGCCCGATGCCCATCCCGGTCAGGTCCGCGGACCAGGCTGCGGTCACGGACGCCACGGCGCCCGGCGAGCCCGACGTGTTGATGAAGATCGTGCCGTCGACCGTGGACACGTAGTAGCCGACGAAGCCGCCGGCGGTGGCTGTGTAGACCTTCAGCGCGGACCAGCCGCTGGTGATGTCGGCGTTGGTGATGGTGGCGGTGCCCAGCACGGTGCCGTCCGACGTGACCGGCTGGATCCGCACCTGGGTGACGTCCACGTAGATCTGCACCTGGGCGGCCGCGCCACCGGTGCAGTTCACGACGAGGAGCTGGTCGAACGTCGCCGGAAGGGTGGGGATGTTGATGAGCATGCCGACGGCCCAGTCGCCGGCGGCGCCGCTCGGCACCGACGCGGTCATCTGCGCGGCGCCGGCCAGGACCGGCAACGGCCCCGATCCGGGCAGGGCGGTGTCGGACGCCCAGGTGACGCCGGACAGGCGCAGGGGCGCGCCGCCGGGCAGCGCGGACGCGCCCTGCGTGGCCCCGGCGGCGTCTTCCATCGGCCAGTAGGCGCGCAGGCTGGTGTAGGCGAGGGTGGAGCGGCGCATCGGGGAGGCGAGGGTGGGCTGGCCCTGCTGGATGCGTTGGAGGATCCCGGACGCGGTGATGGGGACGGTGACGTCGAAGCCCCCGGTGTCCCACGTCGGGGGCCAGGACGACACCTCGCCGGTGAAGCGCTCCAGCCGGTTGGTGACCGCGCCGGCCGGGGCGGTCCAGGTGCGGCCGGTGCTGTCGGTCCACGTGGTGGTGCCGGGCGTGAGGTCGGCGAAGTCCGGCGCCGCCACCACCGTCCCGGCCGAGTTGCGGACCTGCACGCCGTAGATCCGGGCAATCGAGGGTGGGGTGTCGGGCGTCCAGTCCCCGAAGACGTGGCCCACCTCCAGCGGGCGGGTGCCCGCAAAAACCGAGGTGGTGCCGGGGTTGTCGGTGTCGCTGGTCGGGTCACCGAGCTGGGTCCATGGCCCGGCCAGGGTTGGCGCGGTGTAGAAGGTGACCGTGTGCCCGCCGGCCCCGTTGTCGACGTCGAGGCTGGCGCGGATCGTGAGACGTCCCCAGGCGGGCATCGCCGGGATGGTGGTGGAGAACGCGATGTGCTCGGACGCCTCGGTGCCGTCCGGGGACCACCACAGCACCGCGAAGCCCTCCTGGATGGTCAGCGCCCAGGAGCAGTTCGTGGCGTTGTCCCACCGGCCGGCGACGGACACGGCGAGCTGGTCTTGCCAGGAGGCGAGTTCGAGGTCCGCGCGGATGTCGAGGTCTCCGGTGATGTGCAGCGCCGTGGCGTCCGGTGTGGACGCGGTCACGGTCTCGCCGTAGGGCTGGCTGAGCCAGGACCAGTCGACGAGGATCCCGGTGCGCAGTTGGGTGTTGCGGTTGAGCTGCCCGAAGTACGGCGAGCGGGGGTTCCTGGCGGAGTAGCGGCCGTCCTGGTTGGACAGGGTCAGCGTGCACGTGCCGCGGTCGGCGACCGACCCGCCGGAGCTGGTGATGCCGCGTTGTACGTCGATGGCCGAGGTGCCGTCGGTTGAGCGGATGTCGCTGGTGATGTCCACCCACTCGTCGCCGAGGTACAGCTCGGCGAACGTCGGCAGAGGCGTGTCAGGGAAGGTCACGGGCGGGCCCCCAGCACCTTCTGGACGGTGCCGCCGCGGTGGCGGATCTCCTCGCGCATCGGGTCGATGAGCTGCCGCGCCACCACCCGGCTGTCGAGCATGAGGGTCACCTGGATTGGGCGCGTGTCGCCCGCCCGGCCGGCGAGCATGCGGGCGGTGTCGGGTGCGGAGTGGACGCGGGTACCGATCGGCAGGTCGGCGATCTCCGGCCCGTACTCGCCCACCAGCGTGCGCCCCCACCGGTTACCACCGGCTGCGGCCGCGCCCACGACGCCGCCGGCGGCCTTGGCGCCCATGGCCTTCTTGAGCTGCTTGGCCATGGCGTCCGCGGCCTTCTCCATGACGCTGTTGAGCTTGGACTGCTGCTTCTGCAAGCCGTTCACCAGCGCCGTAGCGGAGTCGATCTGCGACCCATACACGCCGGTCGCCGCCGACGTGCCCGCCGCGGAGCCCGCGGCCTGGAGCTGCTTCTCCAGGCTGTTGATCTGGGAGATGTCGCTCTTGGACGAGCCGATGAGGCGCTGCGCCGTCTCCAGGCCGCCGCCGCTGACACCGGCCTGCGCGATCTCCGACAGGCTCTGGGAGTTGAGGCCCATCTTGCGGAGCTTCTCCAGGTCCGCGGCGAACGCCTGCGCACTGGCGACGTTGCCCTTGAGGTCGGAGATGACGCTGCCGGGACCGCCGGGCTGCCCGGTCTGGTGCACGATCGTGCCGAAGCTGACGACGGCGTCCGACACGGACGTCTTGAGCTGCGAGAAGGAGTCCTTCAGCGACGACAGCTTGTCCTTCGCCGACGACAACTGAGAGTTGACCTTCGTCAACGCCTCCTCGTTGCGGAGCGCGCTCTTCCCGAACTTGTCGAACGCCGCAACCAGCTTCGACTCCTCGGAGCCATGGGTGGCAGCCTTGATCTTGTTACGCCAGTCGTTGAGGGTGTTCACCAGATCACCCGTGCTGGACGGCGACGCCGTGGACGACTGGAACTCGTTCCGGCTGTAGACCTGGCTGCCGAAGTAGCTGAGGGTCAGGTCCGACATGGCCGACGACCGCGCCGACTTCTCCGCCGCGGAGACCTTGCCGCCCGACGCGTAGCCGCGCACGATCCCGTTGTTGATCGCCTCCAGCAGGCGGCGGTTCTTCCGTGTCGCCGCCGCGTTCACCACGAACTCGCCGTTCGACAGCCACGCCGGCACATCATCCGAGGTGCCCGTGCCCGGCCCGGAGACGTGGCCGCCGATCGCGTAGTTGCCGCCCTCGTGCGCCACGCTGCCCTTGCTGGTGTGGGTCGTCACGATGTTGAGGGACACCGTCTTCGACTGGACGCTGGCGAGCTCACCCTTCGCCTTGCGGATCTGCGCCTCAAGCTGGGAGATCGAGGCCTCGATCGTTGCCCTCTTCGACGACGGCGCGTTCTTCAGGTCCGTCTTCGCCTTCTTGAGCTTCGCCTCCAAGTCGTCGATGTTGGCCTGGACTTTCACCTCCTTCGGCACGTGCAGGAGGCTGTTGGCGAGCTTCTCGGCCGCGGCCTGGTTGTCACCCATGCCCATGGCGGTCTGGACCAGCGAGTCGTAGCCCTTCTTGTAGACGGCGTCGATCTGCGTCCAGCTCGCCTTCTGCGCGATCAGCTTGGCCGTGTAGTCGTCCGTCGCCGCCGCCACCGCCGAGAGCGCGTCGCGGTTGTCGCGGCCCTTCTGCGTGGTGAGGCTGAGCGTCCGGCCGTTGTCCTTGATCGCCTGTGTCGCCTTGGCGATCGCGTCATAGAACGACGTCTCCGAGTTGTACGACTCCTGCGACACCTGATCCAGGGCCTGCAACGACTCCTTCAGCCCCTCGGCGACGTCCTGCTGCGCCTGCAACGCCTGCTGCACCGACTGAGCCTGCTTGCCGAATCTCCCCTGGCTCTCGGCCGTCAGATCCGACTCGACCTTCGCGCCGGTCAGGGCGTTCTGGTAGTCCTTGAGGTACTTCGTCGGGACCTTCACCCCGGCCGCATTGATCTTCTCCAGCGCGAGCGCGGCCTCGTTGGACTTCCCCGCAGTGACCAGGTCCGTGAGGGACTGCCCGAGCTCCTTGAAGTCCTTCTTCGCCGCGGACGTCTTGCCGCCGCTGTTGGTGACGATGTCCCACAAGCTGTCGTTGCTCTTCAGCCGCTGCCCCAGCGACTGGTGCAGGTTGTCGGCATCCTTGGCGAGCTGCGCCATCACCGGCGCCGCGGACTGGCCGGCCGCGAGCTGCTTCAGCCCGGTCGCCATCGAGTCCGAGGAGATCTTGGCCTGCTTGGCCTGGTCGGAGAAGTGCTTCGCCGCCAGCGCGAGGCCCGCGATCGCGGCGATGGCTGCGACGGTCTTCGTGCCCGTCGACAGCGCCCCGAAGGCCGCGCCCAGGCCCTTGGCGCCGCCGCCCGCGGTCACGAACGCCGCATTGGACAGGATCACCTGCCGCTGCAACGCCACCATGGCGGTCTTCGCGGCGGCCGCGCCGCTGGTGATCCCCGACCACACGAGCTTCGCTGCGGCCACGGTCTTCATGGCCGTGGCGACAGCGATGGTGGCCGCGGCGAGCCCGGCGAGAGCGATCACCGAGTTCTGCACGGCGACCTTGTGCTGGGACAGGACCCGCACGAAGTCCTGCACGTAGGGCATGAGCTTCGTACCGATGGTGATCATCAGCGCTTCGAAGGACATCTCCAGCGACTTCAACTGGAACGACAGGGTCGCCTGGGTGTCCGCCCACGACTTGCCGAAGTTCTTGGCGCCCGCGTCCAGCGCCGGGTACTTCGACTCCAGACGGTCCATCTGCCCCACGAGGATGTTCAGGCCGGTACCGGCCTTCTTCCCGAACGCCTCGGTGATGACCTGCCCTTGCTCCTTGGAGCTGAGGCCGGCCGCCTGCATGTGGGCGACCAGGTCCTCCAGCGCGAGCTTCAGGCCGCCCTTCTGCATGTCCTTCGCGAGGGTGTCGGTGGCCAGACCGATGGACTTCAGCGCAGTCGCGCCCCCGGCGGCGGGCTCCGCAAGGGACTGCACCGTCATCCGCAGCTGGTTACCGGCCTTCGCGCCGCGGATGTTGTTGTCACCGAACACGGCGAGACCAGCAGCGACGTCCTTGATGCTGAGGCCGTAGCCCTTGACGGTGGCGACCATGCCGGTGCCCATGGCCTTGGCCAGGTCGGACATGGTCATGTCGCCGACGCCGACGGTGGCGTTCAGGACACCCATGGCCTGGTCGAGGTTCTGCACGCCGGGGATGTTCGCGGCGACAGCGGCGGTGAGGGCGTTGGTGACGTCGACGAGGTTGGCGTGGCCGACGGTGGCGCCTTCGGCGGCGGTCTGCGTGAGCTTCAGCGCCTTCGCGGAGCTGATGCCCATGCTCTCGAAGTTCGACTCGACGTGATACAGCGACTCAGCCAGCGAATCGGGGTCCTGCCCGACCTTTCCGGCGAGCGCCAACACGCCCGACTTGAGTCCTGCGATCTTGTCGGCTGAAACCCCTGCCTGAGTTTGCAGCAGCGCCATGTTGGAGTCGAAGTCTTTGGCCATCTTGACCGACTCGACACCGATAGCGGCGAACCCCGCAGCGGCCAGCATCGCCGTCTTGTTGAGCGTCTTCATCGCGGCGCCGGTCTTGTTGACCTCGGCGTTCACCGCCGCCATGGTCGGCCCGGTCAAGTTCTTGGCCGTGACCAGAATCTCAACCAGATTCGACATCAGGATTCACCCCCAATCGCTCGATCTCCAACAGACGCCACACCTCAGCAGGCAGCGCTTCAATCTCCGGCGGCGTCTTATGCCACCGGTCACAGAGCCTGAGAATCGCCTCGGCGTAAATCAGCTCGCGAGGCTTTGTGACGGGATTTCCGCCAGAGTCGATTCCGCCACCGAAGTCCCGCCAGAGTTCGAGGCGCCGTCCAAAGGGGCCGGCACGCCCATGACTTCACTGATCCAGCGCTTGATGATGGTGCTGATGAGGTCGTCGTCCTCGGCTTCCAGCGCCTCGCGGGTCACCGGGACGGGTTCGCCGGTGACTTCGTCTTCGAGGTTCCACGACACGATGCGGTCGCAGAACAGGTCGAAGTTCGGCTGGGTGCCTCCGTCGTCCGAGAGCGCCCGGTAGAGCTGGCCCATGGTGAGGGTGCGGACCTGCACCTCCAGGCCGGGGTAGTCGGTGGTGTCGTCGAACTTCAGGTTGTAGATCTTGGGGTTGCGCTTGTAGCCCACGGTGGCCTCCCTGCTGGGTGCGGGCTGTACGGACGGAGAGGTCAGGCCCAGGTGGGCACGGTGCCGTCGGCAAGGGACCCGGGGATGCTCGCGGTGAGCTCGCCGGTGTTGGAGCGCTGGAGGGGGTAGTCGGTGTAGAGCATCTCCATCGCCAGGCTCTTGCCGCCGACGCCCAGCGACGTGGTGCGGGCAACGCTCGTGGACGGCACCGTCGCGAACACGAGGTGGGCGCCGGTGGGGTTGAAGACGGTGTCGAGCGTGATGCTGGCGTCCGCCAAGAGCAGCAGCCGCTCGTTGGCGCTCTTGTCGATGCCGGTCACGTCCTGCACCGCGCGCGGCGTCGAGAACTGGACGGCGGTGACGTCGTTACGGATGTCGGCGGGGGTGCCGCTCGCGTTGTCCACCGAGCAGGTGGTCCAACCCAGGCCACTTTGTTTCGAAATCTTAACCACGACCCTTCTGAACTGCGGCTACGAAAGGCAGCCTTGGGTGGAATACACTGTCCCCATGGGAGTTGAGGGCAGACGCCACAGCGAAGAGACCAAGCGGAAGATCTCCGAATCGAAGAGATTCGAGAAGAATCGGCCGCCCCTTCAGCCGCAGCTTTGCGCCTGCGGCTGCGGCGAGTTCGCAGCCGTGGACGAACGTCGAAACCGTGTGAGTAAGTACCGCTCGGGACACAACTCGCGCACCGCGCACCCAATGGCGGGAAAGACACACACCGAAGAGGCGAGGGCACAGCTCGCCAGCTACACGGGCTCGCGGGCATCGTCCTTCAAGCACGGTTGGGCCAACACTCCGACGTACCGTTCCTGGACGTCCATGAAGTCCCGTTGTAGCGACCCCCGCAACGCCTCCTACGCCCAGTACGGCGGCAGAGGCATAACGGTGTGCGCCCGCTGGGACTCGTTCGAGAACTTCCTGCGGGACATGGGCAAGCGGCCCGGCCTGGAATACCAGATCGACCGCCGAGACCCCGATGGGAACTACGAACCCAGCAACTGCCGCTGGATCACCCGCGCAGAGAACGTCGCACGGCGCAGGGACCCGGGCGGATGGATTCAGCGGCGTGCCAATCAGGCTGGTCACTGATCTCACCCCCGCCGCTGGGCGTCGGCGAGTCGGTCCTGGTGCTCTGCGAAGTCCTCCACCCAGAACTCCGGGCGCTGGTGCAGCCGGGCCTTCGTGCCGCGGGGGTTGCCGCGCCGGTCCCCGTCACGCACCACGTACAGCGGCGGCCGGCCCACCGGCGCCCGGTGCTGGGCGGCGCGGAAGCACGGCTGGCCGGCGGAGAAGTGCAGCCACGTCTCGCCCGCGGCGATGCGCACCTCGGTGAAGGCGCGCCCGGAGTGCTTGGCGTCGTGGAGCATCTGCGCAGGCAGGCCCTCGACACGGACACGCCAGCCGTGCAGGTAGTGGTCGCAGCCGATCTCTTCGCACGTCGCCGGCCGGAAGTGGCTCGTCAGCGGCTGCCGGATCTCGTAGGTCTTGTACGACTCGGGGCCCATCAGGGGCTCAAGCGAGGCCATCGGCCACCTCCTGCGATACCTCGTTGCGGACGATGACGACGGCGAACGTCGCCGTGGTGAAGTCGCCGGTCGTGGCGACCCGCAGGTGCCGGGCGACGGTGAGATCCCCCGCGGTGGCGATGCGCTGCGCCGACCCCGCGGTGGTGACATCTGCGAAGGCGCCGCCGACCACGTCGGTGAAGGTGGTCCCGTCCGCGGAGTCCTGCACGGTGACGGTGAGCGTTCCGCCCTGCACGTCCGAAACGTGCAGGTACGCCTGCAAACCGAAGTCCGTGCCGGCGCCGGCGTCGAGGCCGTCGCCGTCGGTGGGCGCGGTGTCGGTGCGCATCCCCGGGGTGGCGAGCAGGCCCCACTCCAGGCCATAGCCGCTGGCCTGCCCCGACACGGCGAACGTGAGCGAGCCGTCGTTGCCGCGCGACCCGTCGTAGTTGACCTGCTTGCCGTTCAGGCACGCCGCCGGCGCGCCCAGCCCGGTGCCGCGGCAGTAGGTGACGATGACGTCGCCCATCGGCAGCGCCGACAGCAGCCCGTGCGCCGCGTTCGCCTCCATGCCGGGGTTGAAGAACGACGTCCACTCGATGCGGCCGTCCCGCAGGCCGCCCTTGCGGGCGTTGGCGCCCTTGGTGATGTCGGTGAAGTCCAATGCCGCGGGGCCGCCGCCGACGTTGCCGAGGGACTGCACGTCCCCCGACATGTCGTAGCCGCCATACAGCAGCGCATCCCCGAGGCCTGCTTCCTTGCTCACTGCTGCGCCTCCTGGGTCCACAGGTCATCGACGATGAGGGGAAGGGTGATGTCCATGACCCGGAATTCCGTGCCGGACTGGATCAGGTAGCCGGCGCGCGCCTGGAGCGGGTCGCCGAACTGGCCGAGCAGATCGACCTCGCGCACCTCGCCGTCGAGTTCGAAGTTGCCGCTGTAGCGCGCCATGAGGTCGTCGAGCGCGGCGAGCATGTTCGGGTCGAGGGCGTCCGCGGGCTCCTGGTCGATGCCGGCGTACATGCGCAGCATCAGCTCCAGCCGGATGCTCGTGGCTGCCAGGCCGGAGCCGCCGACGGCGGGGCTGATGCGCTGCACCCACACCGCGGCGGTCAGCCCGGTCGTGTCCGGGGGGCTCTTGGGATCGTGGCCGTTGACCCGGTCGAACCAGCCGCTGGCGAGGGCGTGATCCTGGACGGCGTTGAGGAGCCCAGTGGCGTTGAGGGTCATCAGATCAGCCCCATTGCCTTGTAGCGGGCCAGCAGTTCCGCGGCGATCTGCGGCGCCTTCTGGGTGGTCATGGCCTTGGCGCGCCGGAACGACGAGTACCCGGCGAACGAGGTGACGGGCGCGTTGCGGGAGCCGGTGCCCTCCAGCCACGGCCCGTAGATGACGCCCTGGTCCCACACCAGGTAGCCGGACCCGGACCGCTCGACGGTGACCTTCGACTGGTAGTAGCCGGTGGGGTGCTGAAGGGTCGCCGCGAGCCGGGCCTGCACCTGATCCTCGGCATACGTGGCGATCTTGTATTCGACCTGGTCCGAGTACGTGGCCAACGCGGCCGCCGTCTTGCCAGTGAACATCGGCCCCCGCCGGGCCATGGACACGTTGATCTCTACGCCGGGCACGTCACACCACCCTGATCCGGGCCTGACGGCCGTGCGCCTGGTAGACGCGCTGCCGCAACGCCTCCAACTCGGCCACCACCGCGGAAACGCTGCGCGTGCCGGTGCCGGCCTGCGACCGGACGGTGCGGGCGTACCCGGCCTGCTCTTGCAGGAGGGTCTGCTGCGCCTCGCCGACTGCGAGGGTGTGCACCAGCCCGGGCGGCATCCACCGGGCGATCGCCGTGCCCGAGGTCGCGCTGGCAGGGGTGGTGCCCGCGGCTCCCCGGGCCACGGTGAGGAGCCGCGGAGCCCAGAGGGTGTCGCCGGTGTCGTGCGGGGCGAGGACGGTGCCGTCGACGGCCCGCTCGACCATCAGACTGTTGCCCGCGACGTCGCGGACGAGGATGCGTTCGGCGCCGATGGTGATGGTCTCGCCGCGGTGGATCGTGGTGCCGTCTGCCACGGTGGTGAGGACGCTCTCCTTCTTTGCGGTGAGCGGCGCGGCGAGGGTCTGCCCGGTGTCGGCCAGGGTCTTGTCGGTGACGGTCATCCGCTCCACGCCGACGGTGATCAGGTCGCCGACGCCGACCGTGCTGGAGTCCGACACGGCCACGGTGGTCTGCGCCTCGTCCACGCTGGCGGTGAGCGTCCCGGCCGGGGCCTGGTCGTCGCTGTAGCCCCACCAGCCGGTGATGGCGATGGAGTGCTGCCACGTCTCCCCGGCGTCCCACGTGGACGGCCGGTCGAGCCGCGTCTCGATGTACGAGTACGGCGGCCCGGAGTTGGCGGGCTCCAGGTTGTAGTCCGTCTCCGGCACGACCGCGCCGGCCGACAGGATCAGGGTGGGGGTGATGAGGTCGTACTGGTCGAGCCACAGCCGCCAGGAGCGGGGGGTCTGCTCCTGCGGCCAGTCGAACACGCGGGTGGCAAGGAGCGGCTGGAAGGTGCGGTTGCACAGGTGGTCGACCGCGCGTGATCCGGCGTCGATCGCGCGGTCGACCTGCGCGTCATCGCGCGCTTCGGACGCGGAACCCATGGCGGACCGGACGTCCTCCCGGGTCGCGTACCAGGCCTGTGCCACTGCTGGTGTCCTCAGTTCTCGGTGGTGGTGCGTTCGATGGAGATCAGGTGCTCGGGGCGGATCAGGAACACCGTGTCGTTGCTGGCGTCCACGAAGCTGACGGTGCTGTCGCCGACGCTGTTGCCGGTGATGAACCGCTCAGCCTGCACGGTGTGCTCGTGGACGCTCGCTCCGGACGATGTCGCGGAGGGTGCCATCCACTTGACGAGGTAGGTGGCCATCAGGCGTCACCGCCGTCGGTCTTGGATGTAGGTGCCGTCTGGCCGGTAGCCGTCGAACGGGCAGTAGAGGAGCCCGTCTTTGCCCGTCCGGTACGGCTCCCCGTCGTTCGGGCACGCTTCGAGGCGCCGGTACTGCTCGTCTCGGGCGTACTGTCGGCCTTCGTCTCGGATGGCGATGAGGGTGCGCCAGGACCCTCCGGGTTCGTCTGCGATGGCTGCTCACCGCCCTCGGCGGGAATGTCGGCGGCGAACGTGGCGCCACCGTGTCGGGTGATCTTCGGCATGGTGTCTCCTCGGTAGGGGTCGGTGTCCTGGTCGATGGCCCGCTCCGACCCGCACTGCGGGCACAGGGCGAGCCCCACCGCGAACGCGGCGGTGCAGTCCTGGCAGATCCTCAGCACACCGACCCCCAGCCGTTCAGAGCGTCGCCGCGAGGGCGTCCGGGGCCCGCTGCACGTACAGGTCGTGCAGCACGTACAGCACCGCGCCGAGCTGCGCGTTCGTACCGACGTCCGCCACGTTCAGGGACACGTGGGTGTAGCCGTCGTCGAGCTGCGCCCCGTTCACCTCGATCACGAGGATCTGCTGGTGCTCCGCCGAGGTGCCCGCCCCGCCTGGGTCGGCGATGGTGGCCGCCGCGGACTGGGTCTTGGTCACCCACTGCTCGGTGCCGGCCAGCGTGGCGGCGTCCTTGAGGTAGTAGTGGTCGATGACCGGCAGGTTCGCCGAGGTGCCGCCTGTGGCGGCGGTGTGCTGCTGGAGGGTGACGGTGGGGTCGTCTCCGGCGGTGCCGGCGCCCTTGAACAGCACGATCGCCAGCGACTGCGTGCTCGACAGTGCGACGCGCTTGCCGGTGACGGCTGCGGCGGACAGGTCCACCGGTGCCGCGCCGACGGCGATGTTGAAGAGCCTTCCCAGACCTTCCATGATCCGTTCTCCTTGTCGTGGTCCTGGTGGGCCTGGTCAGGCGGCGAGCTTGACGATCGGGGAGAGCGTCGCGCCGCCGTTGTGCGGGGTGATCGCGGACTGGAGCCACGGACGGCCGTCGACGCGCTCGATGATCCGGAACGCGACCTCGTCGGTGTCGAACTTGAACTCGTCGCTCTGGCGGGCCTGCATGGCCTGCCGGTCACCGATCAGGTAGAACCCGAAGTCGATCAGCGACAGGTCGCCGGTGTTGCCCATCTGCGGGGTCTTCTCGGTGAAGATCACCGGGCGGCCCATCAGGGTCATGGGCGGGGCGCCGATGACCTGCCCGTTGTTCAGCCACACCGCCGGGGACGCGACGCCGACGTTCTCGGTGCCGGCGACGTTCTGCTGCACGATCCGCATGGAGGCGAGCTGCGGGAACGTGTCGATCGAGGCGACCCACACGGCGCGGGACATCGACTGCGGCAGCATCCGCGCGTACATCGCGAGGATGTCCTCGAAGCTGATGGCGCCGGAGGTCGCCCGGGCCACGGTGACCGCGGCGGCGCCGTTGAGGACACCGAGGGGCTGGCCGACGCCGTTGCCGGTGAGGAAAGCGACGTCCTCGAAGAACGCGAGGGCCTCGGGGAACATCTGGTCGATGAACATGGTCAGCGAGATCAGGCTGTCGCTGAGCAGCTCCGAGGGGACCTCGGTGTACGCCGTCAGCTTCTTGGCGTCCAGGACGACGCGGCCGAAGCGCGGCTTGGAGCCCTTGAGCTGACCGGCTTCCTCGGTCCAGAACCCGGAGATACCGCCGTACACGGAGCTGACGTTGCTGGTGGAGTCGATCGCGGGGATCGGCACGCGCAGTGTGTCCATGGGGATGACGCGGGCGAGGGACCGGACGACGGCGGTCTCCAGCGCCACCTTCAGCAGCTCGGAGCGGAGCGTCTCGGGGATCAGGAACCCACCGTCGGACGGGATGTCCGAGGAGAAGTTGCGGAGCTGGGACAGCTTGTCGGTGATCTCCGCGGACTCCCGCGCGCTGTTGCCGCGCCAGATCGTGTGGAAGTAGTCGCCGCTGTCGGCGAACAGCTTGTCGAGCTTGGCGCCGGCCGCACGCGGGTTGTACAGGCCCTGCTTGCGGGCGTTCTTCGCCGCGACGGAGGAGTACGGATCCGGGGTGGCGGCGCGCAGGTCCGGGCGCTTGATGTCCTCGACGCCGGCGTCCTTCAGGAACGCGGCGAACTCCTTCTGGGTGAGGTCCTTGACCTGCTCGGCGAGGTCGGTGCCGTCGCCCTGCTGGCCCTCGGCGTAGTTCTTGATGAACGTCGCCAGGGACTCCTGGGTGGCCAGGATCTCCTTGGACCGCGTCGGGTCGCCGAGCATCTCTTCCAGCTCGGCGGCGTTCTTGGGAACGGTCATGGTGGGTGCCATCGCGTTGTGCCTCCTTCAGGCGCCGGTCGCGCTGGACTCGGTCAGGTGTGAGGTGAGCGCCGTCCAGTCGTCGGGCGCGGTGAGGTGGGCGATCTGGCTAGCCCACTCGTTGGTGGTGGCCGCGTCATCAGCGCCGCCGCCGTCGTTGTCGTCGTTCTTGGCGGCGTCGTCGAGGTGGGCCTGGAGGTGCGCCTTGACGCCCGTCTTGTCGCCGTCGGGGATGTCGGCGTTGTCGAGGCGGGCGAGGCCGTCGCGGCACGCCGGCAGGTTGGCAGGGGCGCCCTTGGTCTTGTGGTGCGGGAACTTGTAGGACGACTTCTGGTCGTCGGCGTCGCCGTCCGACTCGGACTCCGAGGTGCCGTCGTCGGAGGAGCTGTCCTGCCAGGCGTGGCAGTACCGCAGCGTTGCCGCGTCGGAGGGCATGGCGGCGACGGCGGCTGGCCCGTCCCACGGCTCGTCGACCGTGGCGGTGTGGTGCACCGGGATCGCCTCGGCGCGGATGTCCGGCACGCGGCCCGCTGTGATGGTGCCGCCGAACTCGGCAGCAGCCGCCACAGCTCCCCGATCGGCCACCGCGGCGCGGAGCTTGGCGATGGTGTCCTCGTCGAGGATGTCCGCGATGCTGATGACCAGCGCGGGCGCCTCGACGGGCTCCGCGCGGTTGTCCTTGGCCTTCGGCGGCGCGGGCTTGGGCTGCTCGGTCTTGGGCCCGTGGTAGCCGTAGGCCGCGAGGTCCCACCGCGCCGTCGTCTGCTCGGCCGGCTCGGTCTTGGCCGCAGGCACGGCCAGGTCGGCCAGGCCCGCGTCCACGGCCTCCTCGGCGAGGTACCAGGTTTCCGCGCGCATCGTGTCGCGCCACGTCGCCGGGTCGCCGCCGGCTCGGGCGGCGTAGGCCCCGGCGATGTTGTCGCTGATCTTGTCGAGGACGGTCGCCATCTGCTGCATCTCGGCGGTGTCGCCGATGCACAGCCCAGACGCGTCGTGGATCATCATCATGGAGCCGGGCATCATCTCGACCCGGTCACCGGCCATGGCGATCACGGATGCGATGGACGCGGCGAGCCCGTCGACCTGCACGGTGACGTTGGACGGGTGGGCGCGCAGGGCGTTGGCGATGGCCAGGCCCTCGAACACCGACCCGCCCGGCGAGTTGAGGCGCACCCGCAGGTTCGGGGCGGTGACCTGCTCCAGGTCGGACACGAACTCGTCGGCGTACACGCCGAACCAGCCGCCGACCTCGTCGTAGATCATCACCTCGGCCTCGTTGGCGTCGGCGGCGTTGCGGATCTCGTACCAGCGCCGCGCCTCCGGCTGGCCGCCGTTGGCCGATGCCTGCGCGCGGGCCTTCGCAGCCCGCGCCGCGCCCGGCACCGTGGGCACATCGATGAAGGGCATCAGCTCTCCTGTTCCGCGCTGGCCAGCAGCTGCGCCGCGAGATCCTCGAACGTGGGGTCATCAGCCGGCGGAGTCGTCGGCGCGGCCGCGGTCGGCGGCCCGAGGTAGCGCATCTCCGGCAGGCCGACCGTGGTGAGGATGTCGTCCGGCGCCCACCCCGCATCCCGCAGCACACCAGCCGCGTTCGCTTTCGCGGTGAGCTGCGCCGCCTCGGCTTCCAGGTCCTCGGGGACCGGCGTGTCGTAGTCGAACTCCAGCCGGGTCGCCGCGGTGCCGAACATGGGCAGCAGGCGGTGGTTGAGGATCGCCTTGGTGCGCTGGAGTCGAGGCACGATCAGCCAGCGGGCGAATACGACTTCGGCGGCCTCGGCGTTGGCGCGGTTCACGTCGTCGACCGCGCCGAGCAGCGGCTTCGGGAAGCCGAACGCTTCGCGGATCGTCTCGCGGCTGGCATCGAGCAGTTCGGTGAACTGCATGTCGCGGTTGGTGTACTTGCGGTCGACCCACGTGAGGCCGTTCTCCAGGATCGCAACGCGGTGGGCGCCGGTGATGCCCTTGTGCTGCTCGGACCAGCGGTTACGGACCTCGTTGAACTCGTCGTCGGTCAGGCGCTTCTCGACCTGCAACACGCCGCCGGGCTCGGCGCTGTTGAGGAAGAACTGCCGGTTCCACTCGCGGCTGTAGCGGCTGGAGTCGAGGTCGGTGAGGATCGTCTGCACCGGGCCGAGGCCGCGGAACGGATCCAGGGGATTCGGGCGGCGCTGCGGGATGACCTCGTCCAGGCCGAGCGGCACGATCTCGCCGTCGGGGCCGGTGTACTCGTACCCGATGATGTACTTCACCGGGTCGGTGACCGGGCGTATCCGGTCGGGGCGTACCGGCCACAGCTCCAGCGGCATCGGCGACGCGGGGTGCTTGGAGCACACCCACCACTGCTCGCCGGTCAGCTCTTCGTGCTGCTGGGTGGTCTCGCGGAACTGGGGGCCGACCATGAACGGGTTGGGTTTATTCCACAGGTCGAGCGCGGCGTGTGCAGTGACCTCGCGGCGGTCTTCCTTCATGCCGGACTTGGCCTTGCGGTACAGGTGCCATTCGACCTGCGAGTACGAGGTGATGACGCGGTCGGTGATCGCGAAGAGGGTTCCGTTCGAACCCTGTGCGCGCATCTGGGCTTGCATGCCGGTGGGCCGGTTGAAGAAGCCGGCTGAGGCGCGGTTGCTGCCGGATGCTGCGCGGCTGCTGTAGGGGACGGGCGGTGCTGCCGCGGCGGCGTTGCGGAGTTGGGAGCCGACGACGCTGAGGAACCCCTTCCGCACCGTCGGCCCCCTTTCGCCTGCCCTACTCCGCGCTGCGCGCCACCCATTGGTGGAGCGCTACGAGACCCACGCCGCCTGCGATCAGGCCCGCACCCGATCCGCAAACTATCCCGATACCAACGGAGACTAGCGTAAATCCTCCTGTCAACAGGCATCCAGACAGGAAATCTTTCAGCGCGGAGGGTGTGAAGCGACGCATGATGGCCTCTCAGTAGTCAGATACAGCGAGTAGCGTGACGGATCAGAGCCAGCGGATCGACGGCGACGCCGCCGCATAGAACGCCAACAGCAACGCATCCGCGTTGTCCGGCGAGCGCCCCAACCGCGCCCGCACATCGTCCTTCGGCTCAACCTTGATACGGCCACGCGGATCCACCGACCAACGCGGCTCCAGCAGCTGCGCCACCGTGGCGTCAGCGTTCTCCATCACCGACAGATCCCAGCCGCCAGACTCCGACAGGCCGCGGCCCAGCGACCACCACAGCTCCGCGCGCAGGTTCAGGAACTTGTCCGGCTCCGACGCCTTCTCCGCGACGTTCACAGCCTCGACGATCGCCGAGTGCTCGCCGCGGCCGGCGGCGTTGCGGAGCTCGCCGATGACACCGAACCCGACACCGATACTGTCGATCTTCACGGCGGTGGCGCCGGTCTCCCGGATCGCGGCCAGCACCAGCGGCGCGATCTGCTCGGGCCGGTCCGTCGTCGCCCGCCACTCCCTGCCGGCTCGGCGGCCGCGGCGCTCCCGGATGACGGTCTCGTCACCGCCACCGCCCACGTCGACACCGAGCTCCACGGGCAGCAGCGCCGCCGGCTCCGGCGGGGTGTCGGGCTCGGTACGGCAGGCGTACACGTCCGCTGAGCGCACGACCTGGTTGGGCGAGTCGTCCGCGAACTCGCCCAACACCTTGCTGCGGTAGAGGGGGTTGTCTTCGCCCCACTCGCGGCGCTTCTCCTCCACCCACTCGGCGCTCACCAGCACCCGGTTGAGTTCCTCCGGCACCTCCTCGCCGGTCAGGTTCGGGGAGTCGAACGCGGAGATGCCGATGACGTGCCAGCCGGAGCCGGGCATGCACACCTTGCGGAAGTGCGACGCCGGGTTGTCGGGGTTGCCGATGGCGAGGATCCGGCAGTCCGTGTTCGTGGTCAGCGCATCCGCCGCCACCCACAACTGCTCGGGCACGCCACAGGCTTCGTCGATGACGACGAGGACGTACCGGGCGTGGATGCCCTGAAAGGCACTCTCGTCCTGGTCGGCGGGCTTGCGGCCGTAGGCGACGATCTCGTCGTTCAGGTGCCACTCGGTCTGGTTGACGCGGCCGGGGAGCTTGCCGCGCTTGTGGGCGCGCCGGATGTACCGCCACAGGATCGCCCGCACCTGCGCCGCGGTCGGCGCGGTGGTGACGACGAACGCCTCACCGGGCGGGTGGGTGTCGAGCCAGTGCGCGACCGCCACCGACGCGATGTGGCTTTTGCCGACACCGTGGCAGGAGCGGACAGCGACACGCCGATGGTGCTGAAGCGCGGCGAGGATCTCTCGCTGCTTGGACCATGCGGTCTGCCGCAGCCGCTCCCGCACCCACCGAACGGGGTCGCTGCCGTACCGGTGGGTGCGTGCGGCGAGGGTGCGTTCGTCGAGCTGGCCCTTGAGGATGTCCCGGAGCGCCTTCAACTGGCGGGTGTCGCCGGCGCGCACCAGCTGCTCGACCTGCGCGCGGACCCGGGTGAGGTCAGTCGACGGGGGGCTGGTCATCGTTGGCCGCGGTGTAGGCGAGGGTGTTGAGGAGTTCTCCGATCTCCCGGCCGAGGTGTTCGGCGTCCACGGAGACACGGGACGGCGCGTCGAGGCCCAGGAGTTTGCGGCGGGACTCGGACAGGGCGCGGATGCGGTCGATCGCGGCGAGCGTGGGCCCGTCGTCGATGATGGGGGCGCCGTCGTCGCCGTAGACGACGCGGCCCTGGGAGACGGTGACGTGCTCTCGGAGCAGCACGGCGAGCGCCTGGTCGTGGGCGTCTTCGAGGCGCGCCAGCTCCACGGCGCGGGCCTGGTCGGCGGGTTCCTGAAGTGTGGCCTTGAAGGCGCGTTGGACGCGTTCCCAGGCTTTGCCTTTGGAGCAGCCCATCTCTCGGGCGATGGCGCTGTAGGTGAGTCCTTCGCCGCGGAGGCGCGCGGCTTCGGCGTCGATTTCGACTTCCTTGTTGGAGCGGGTGTAGCGGCCGCCGGTGGTGCGGCTGGTGTCGTTGCCTCGGCTCATGGCTGCTCCTTCCTGCTGGTTGATCGTCGCACGGTCTGATACCCGGCGGGTATCAGTGGGTGGGTTCGGGCGGTTGAGGGTGGATTACGTGGCCGACTGCGTCGTACCAGTCGAGGTGGAGGATGCTGACGGTGCCGTCTGCGGTGGTCTGGTAGGTGGGTACGACGCGGGCTGCGCCGGGTGGCGCGTCGGGGACGTCGAGGGTGTAGGTGATGCGGATGCCGAAGTCGGTCGGCCGGGTGGCGCGGATGGTGGCGCCGAACATGGCGAGGTAGTGGGCGAATCTGTCGGGGCCGATGGTTTCGACGAGTTCGGTGCTGGCGTCGAGTTCGACGGTCACAGGTCAGTCCTCCGTGGTGATGTACGGGATGGTGATGGTGTCGTCGGGCCCGTGTTCGGCTTCGACGCGGGCGATGGCGGCCTCGACGGCTGCGGCGTGGTCGGCTTCGCGGGATGCCTGCGTCTGGAGCGTCGCGAGCAGCCCGGTGAAGTGGAGTGGTTCGGCTTCGAACTGTTCCCAGGTGCGGTAGCCGGTGATGGGGTCGTAGTCGGGGTCGTCGGCGCGCGGGTCGCGGCTGACGGTGGGCATGTCGGGGTCGGTGGGCCACCACTTGGCGCCGTCGGCGGCCTGATGGACGGGCCCGTCGTGGCCGTTGCGGAGAATGCACGGGCCGATGGGGTCGCCGCCGATGCCGGGCATGGAGGCGTCGCAGGTGCCGGGGAGAACGGCGAGGACGGCGTCGGTGAGGGCTTCGGCGTCGATGCCTTCCTGGTAGGCACAGGAGTGGAAATCGTTCTCGCGGATGGTGTCGGCGATGCGACGGCGAAGGTCGGGCGTGCTCATGGTTTCTCCGGGTTGGGGGCCCGGCCGTGTGTCGGCCGGGCCGTGGCGGGTGGTCAGTCTTCGGGCCAGGTGATGTCGTTGTTGGCGAAGGCGCGGACGATGGCGGGGTCGTTGAGGTAGCTCTGGAGGCTGTCCAGTTCGGTGTCCCAGTCCTCGTCCTGGAGTTTGCGGATCAGGTCGTCGAGGACGCGTTCCTTGATGTCGTCGCTGGCGTTGGCCTTGATGAGGGCGTTGGCGGTGCTGTTGAAGATCTCGTAGGCGGATCCCCATCCCATGGCGGGTTCTCCTTGGTGTTGTTGAGGGGCTGTGTGGGCGTGTGGCGGCCGAATGTGGGTTCGGCCGCCCGGTTGGTCATGTGGTGGGTTTGCGGCGCTCCTGGCGCCGTGTGGCCCGTCTGGTGGCCCTGTTGGGCCGGTACTCGCCGGGCCCGGGTTCGTCCCATGCGAACGGGTTGCCGTCGTCCTCGGGCACGACGTGCTCCAGGCCGCGCACCAACTCCCGCTCCCAGCCGGCG